TGGGAGCAAATTGAGGATGATCGCACGATTCCGGTCGGCCTGATCTTCGTAGGGTAGCGAAATACCAGCTAACCAGCAAAGATGATGGAGTGAAAATGAGGTGGCTTGACCGCCTGGAGTGCCACGAATAGCGACGGCGCCACTTGATCGACTTGCTGACCGCAGCATTTTCAGGATTTCCCGCTGTTTCTGCACCTCCTTGCGATTTTTCGTATCTACTTCATCGACAATAACTACTTTGGCTGATTTCCGCATCTCCTGCCGTAGCCCGGCGGCCGACGCATCGAAAGTCGAGATCGTCATATTGCAAAATAGCCCCATTAGGGCCTCGCAGAAAATGGACTTTCCGGTCCCCGACGCCCCGAGCATATCAATCCGAGGACGCCAGGGCCAAAGCGTTTGGATCCATGTAGCAAATATCAGGGCGGATACGATGATTGTGTCTTGGCCACCACGCCATCGCCAACGACGGAAGAGGTCGACTAGATCGTCGGCAACTGCCCCTCGCCATTTGGGGGATTTAGCCTGTTCGAGCATGACTACCAGATGATCGTAGTCGTACCATGGCTTCGTGCCGCTGGAAAAATCAAGCAGCAAATCATCATGGCGGGGATGTTCAATCCGTTCGATGCCGGCCGATGACAAGTGCATCCCCTCCCCTAGATTGACTAGCACTATCTCCTTATTTGAGCAGCTTGGCCAGACCCCAAAGCCTTTCTTCGACTCGTCGCCGATAATTTTCGGTGCCGAGAGGTGACCGAGCATATTTCGCACATCGCTAACCGAATACATGCTGGGAACATCCTCATTGGCGACGGTCACAGTCTTGCGAACGACTGGCCCACCGAAAAGCTGGAGCATTCGAGCGTAACGCAACCGATCGTAATCTCGAATAGATACCGTGCGGCGAAAATACAGCGAGTAGACTTCGATGATGCCGTCTTCGCGGTGACCGAGTACGTCTATTTTCAAGGCTTCGGCTATCTGGCGCTCAGTGAAATCGTCAATATCCTGATCGGTGGGGCGACTGGCTGACGGCTGATTGTCGACCGGTGGTTGCCATGGTGAAACAAGATCAAGCAAGTCTCGGTAGGCTTTTGGCATCCGTTCCTCAATCCTTAGTCTTGCGTTAGGAAGTCTCGCACATCTTCACCATTTTTAGGCTTCACTTCATATGGCAATTTAGCAGTCCGGACATCTTTTGCTACACTGTATAGGGCCCGGCATCGCTTCTCGACCCCAACTTGGCCGGCATCGTCTGCATCCCCGATAACCACCACGGACAGCCCCGCTAGAATCTTGGCCTGATGCTGATGGACGTCGGCCGTTGCCCCGGCTGGCGAGGCAATTACAGCCACTTTATCCCGCTGATCCACTGGAATCGCGGCCCACAGTGCCAACATGCACGTCGGGCCTTCCGGCCACCACACTAATTCCACCTTCTCACGCCGCTCCGGATCGCAGAGCAACATGAGAGTCGATAGTCCACATAGCGTGCCGGCAGTCGGGCCAATCGACAGGTCCTTCGCCCAGGTTCGTTCTTTGGTTGAGTCCGTGCCTCGCGGTGTCACGTCGAACGGCTGGCCCGAGCAGTCGAATATCTGCCACGCCACCGGATCGGCGTCGAGAAACCATTGGCCATAGCAGGGGATCGCAATCACCTGACGACAGCTATGGGTGTGCTTTAGTTCCTTTGTTTTCTTGTCGCGATAGCAGGGGTAGTGGGCCATCTGCCCACCGGCCGCCATGATGCTTTCGATTGTAATGCCTGGTTTCCGGAGGCACCAGCCCCGGCCAAGCACTTCATTACCGGGATCCGTCCAGCATTGGAAGATGAGTTTTTCCCGCCAATCGGTTTGTCCTTCCGCTACTCGTTTCTCCCGCCCGAGGGTTACACCAGCTTTTTCGGCGTATGCTTTCCGTGCTGCCTTCCAGTCGGGGAACTTACCTGCACGAACTGCGAAGTCCCACAGCGAGCAGGTGAACGATTCGGTGTCCTTGCCGCCCGAGTCCCCGTAATAACCGGTTTTAATGTTGAACCAGGCCGACGGTCTTCGGTCCTTGCGTCCGAACGCATAACATGAAACCATTCCTGATGCTCGCGGATTACCACTGGCGCGCACACCAAGCGCGGCGTACTCGGCGGCGATGTCGAGCCCTGCTAGGATTTCTACGTTAATCTCTTGTGGGGTTCTACTCATTCCTATGGTTCCAAAATTTCCACATGATCCGAAATGCGAGCAGTTCGGCATACCGTCGGTCGCCACCAAAATACCAGTGGACACCATATTTCTGCGGCCATGATGCTGCCGCTCCGATCACCATATCGCCAGTCACCCGGCGGCTATCGTCGTTGTCTAGCTCCTCGCAGATCGCAGATAGTGAGCCCTCGATTACTACGCACGCGAAGCCGCCCGACAACACAATCTCGGCCATGCGCTCATGTTCCCGGCGGAAACGAGCGTTGCCGCTGGTTATGGAGCCTACTAAGTCAGATGCCGATTTCCGTTCAACGCAAAGCAATTCCTCCATGCCTTTGATCGTATAGTCACCAGTTTTCAGCCCCTTTACTTCATGTTGAATGACCCACAGCCGCTTCTCAATAACGATACCGGAAAACTGCCATGGCGCTTGTTCTCTAGTATCTCGAAGGACCACAAAAGGACAAACAAACAGATCGCGTACCGGGGCAGGCTTTGGTCGTTTCGTTGGTGGGCCACATTCGACCATCGTTTTGCCTGAAATCAGTCGAGTATTCGGTCGTCGCACAAAGACATGCGCAAGAAGAATTCAGCCACTTCGCCTGGTTTCCGCATGGGCTCTGCTGAGAATCTTTTGCCATGGAAAATTATTGGTCGTCCACCTGTTGCATGAATCGTTCTTGCGAGTTCCTTACTTGCTTTCTCCATCACTGTTTTCGCTTCTGCCTGCTGCTGTACCAGGCTGTCATACAACTCTCTAGAATCCAGAAAGACCTTGATTGCCTTCTGGATTTTCTCATATTCGTTCATTACCAAATCTCCTTTGTGTTTGTGTCTGCCAAGACCAGCCCGGCATCTGTTGCATAGCGCCGGATTGTCTCGACCATGAATGTTTTACGCCGTTGGATAAATGTCCGCCGGCATATCGAGTCCGCTGTGTGCTTCATGCCAACCAGAAAACAGGCTGTCTGCGCCCGGCTGACTCCAGTGTAGAAGTGCGCCCTATCACACACTCCGTATTCCCCACTCGCTCCAGGATATTCATCAAGGCAGTAGATTATGATTTTCCATTGTGAGCCTTGTGATTTATGGGTTGTCACGGCGTATGCCAAGTCCAGGTCGCACCCCGTATCCGCTTTATTCCCACCGTTCTCGTCACCCTCTCCGTTTTTGTCTTCGTCCTGCTTTCTGTCAGCGCGAAAGATAATCACCGGCTTCTGGCTGCTTGGGAATTTCACTACAGTCTTCTTCTGCTCTGCATGGAGAACCCTGCCGATCTCGCCATTGGCTACCATGGCTTTTTCGTCGGCCGATTTCCAAGTGCCGTCTTTCGACTGGGTAGCAAATGGGAGGAAGCTGTTACGGAGTTGTATAACCTTGTCGCCAAGCCTGAAGGGAGTACGGGTATCGCCATCGCCATCGACCGGGTTCAGCAAATCTTGCAGCCGCCGGTTCAGCACCGTCCGGCTGAGCGGGCTCCTCTTGTTCACAGCGACCAGAACCTGCGCGTCCCAGACAGGATCATAGGGAGAGTCATCGCGTATTTGCTCCAGCAGACCGCACACCCTGGCTGGAGCCACCGAGCCACTACAAGTATGCAGCATCAGGTTCTTCGGGTCTTCGGCTTGCAGGTCGATTGTGTCGTCCGGTTCCCATGGTTGCTGATCCACAATGGCTGTACAGACGCGAACGATCGTGCCGGAATTTCTGTGTATTTCCTTTAATTCGCCGCAGGGCAGCCCGGCCTCGATCATGTCTCGTAGCGGAGCCCCGTATTCAACCGGAGGGAGTTGGTTGCAATCTCCGACCAGGAGTAGCCCGCAGCCTTTCGGGATCGCTGCCAATAGCGAGCGGAAGAGGCCGGTCCCCAGCATTGATGCCTCCTCGACAACCACGAATTGAGCGTCGAGCGGATTCGACTCGTTATGCTTAAACTCCCAGCCGCCTTCATCAACCGCCTCAACACCAAGGCCCGAGTGGATTGTGGTAGGAGTAAGACCGGACAATTTCGCTTCGGCCATCAATTCCTTGACCCGCTGAGCCGCTTTGCCGGTCGGGGCCATAACCTTGACGCAACCCTGGCCGTGCATCATCTGGATCGCACGAACGAGGCGGACAAGGGTGAAGGATTTTCCAGTCCCTGGTCGACCACCCAGCAAAACAACAGGACCGGCCAGAGCCTTCCTGAGTTCCGTGCGTTGATGATCCGTCAATTCCGCAAACTCCGGCCGGTCCAAAGAAGGCCATTCAACTGATTCATTTGCCATCATTTCTATCAGCCGCCGGCAGCAATACTCTTCCGCGTCTGCCCGCTGGATGTCTGCGACCCAGAGCCTATCCTGTTCGTCCGTCCGGGTCCGCATGATCTTGCCTCTCACCGCCAATGTCAATGCTTTCGTTGGCGTTACTTTCGTTCCGGCCACCGCCGCCCTCAGATACTCTACCCCCTTTTCCCATTGCATCCACACATGCCCCTGACTGTCAGACTCCTTGCGTGTTGCGTAGGACAGACAGTACGCCTGCCGCTTCAATCGTGACGGATCGTACCCTAATTCCAAGTAGAACCTATCTGCTTTTAAGAACCCGACACCACGCAGAGCTTGGGCCCGATGCGGGTAGCGAGTCAATATCTCGTGAGCTTTGGCCCCCCACAGTTGCAGCGCTTGCCTTACGCACACCTTGCCGAACCCGCGACCATCAAACAAGTCGTACAGTTGGATTGTGAGGTCTTCGGCGGCCTTCAATCGCTCTAGGACCTTGGACGCCTCGCGAGCCTTCTGGGCTGAAAATCGCTTGTTTCCGACAGTTTCAGCCGCCCGTTCGGGTTCTTCTCGCAAGACTTTGACCGCATCACCCTGAAACTCATCCCATAGAGCGTGGGCGGTCGCTGGCCCGACATACTTTGCTTGCTGGAGGTACTTGACGATACCAGTTTGGTTGTGTGGTTGGATTGAGCAGAACGAGTCAAACCGAAAATTATGCTGGGTCTCGCCGCCCCACTGTTTTTGTTCCCAGCGGCCCCAGAATCGGAACGGTAATTGAGCTTGCAATTCGCCGGGATCCGCTTCGCCAAGCAGTGAAAATGCCCGCGGTAGATCGGCGTCGACCGGCTGCTGCTGCTTGGCCGACATGATCGTGAACGAGTCCCGGCGAAATTTCTCGTCGATCGGGACAGCAGTAATTTCAGTCAATTGGGCCATGCCTGCAATCCTCGGGAAAAAACAGGGCGGCGGCTGCGGGAAAGGGACCACAGCCGCCGCAAGACGAACTGGAACGGAGTCTACCAGCTCATCCCCGGCCCCGGCGGAACCCCTGCCTCATTCTGCTGCTGGGGGGCAGTTTCCTGCTTGGTCTGCTGCCCAAGCATTCCGAGAAATTGCGCATCCTTCGGGATGTCTTTGGCCTTGTCGGCTGTGACGGCAAAGGTACGAAAGCCAATCCGCGGGTATGGACCCGGTTTCTCAGGGTCCACCTCGGTCTGACCCGTCGCCGGGTTCTTCCGCATGTTCGCTTCCATCTGGATGTCGGCGCAGCACTGCCGCCCCTTGAGAAGCGTTTCATCAACAGCCAGCCCTTGTTCGGCCGCCGTGGCTGCTTTTCGCTGTTCGGCGGTAACCAATCCAACCGCCTCGGCGAGATTATAGAACTTATCGACGGCTTTGCCTTCACATGGAAAGAACTCGCTGTGTATCTTGTCCTTCTGTGCTGGATCGGTAGCCGCCAACACCTGAAACGAGACTTTCACTGCTGTCCCGTACTGGGTTGATAGCTCCTGGCCTTCAATCAGTAGATGACACTTGCAGTTAGCGTCAATCATCCGATTAGCGGATCCGGGGTCGCATTGCACCATTTCAATTTCCTCCGTTAAGTAGGGCCTTGAGTTATTATTGGCTCGCCGCTAGGCCCCATGTGGGCGGGAGACCATTTTCATGTCTGTGTCAAAAGGGAATCTTGTCACCCCCGTTTGTCGGCTCCTTGGGGCTCAGTAGATGCCCCAGCACGGCAATCCGGTCAATTGCCTGCAAATGAGTGAGGGATTCGGCCGTATTGTAGCCGAGCGCTTGCAGGAACAGTGCTTGCTCGTGCGGTGCCTTGTCGCCATACAACTCGACGGTAAGTTCACGGATACGGTTCCGCTGATCCTGTGCTGCCGGGTCATTATTCAGCGGCTGTTTTTCCGTCGGCTCAGTGGGTGCCGGTTCCGGCATGGTAGCCAGTTGCTTTTCAGCCTGCGTCCTCAAGAGTGCGGACAATGCACCGTCAGACTGCGGATCGGTCAGCATTGCCGGATGCTCGACGCCAAATCTCTCCTGGAGCCACGCCTTGGCCTCGGCCCCAGTGGCGAAAAGATTCTTCATTTGCAGTAGGCATTCATTGACCCGAGCCTCCGACGCCATTTTGGGCGTAGTGTCCTTCGGTTGAGTGGTTCGGGTGGCTTCCGGCTGAACTGCGGCATTTCCGCGTGCCGCTGCCTGCCGAGCCATTTCGAGCGCCGAGACCTTTGACCCCTCTGCCTCGGCCTGGAACTGGGCAATCTGCTGCTGGGCGATAAGCCGATCGTCCTCGTTCATCTGGGCAGCCTCTGGCACCCGCTCTGCCGGCGTCAGTTTTTTGAAGTCCGGCGGGCTGGCAATGTAAGCTCGAATCGCATCCGGCGTGCATTCCGGAAGCCGCGGGGGAAGGATTGGCTGATCTTCGCTCGAATTGGCACCAAAACGTACCAGCCGCTCCTTCTTTAGGATGGCCGCGGGTACTCGCGGAGCCTCCTTCCCCTTGGCTTTCGGAGTGCGGTCAAGCTCGACATGCAGTGTCGCTAACTTCTCCAGCACATCCAGCCCCTCGGCAACCTTATTTTTCGTCCTTTGGCCACCAATCCACTCGTTTTTCAAATGGACCGTCAAAACAAACGTCTCGAACCGTAATCGACAATCGGTGCTCAGGATATGCGAGAGGATTGACTTGAGATCGGGCCAGAGCGTCATACTACTGGCCTTGGTGTATTCGTTCACCGTGCGGCCAAACGCTTCCGGATGCCGTCGTAGCCAGTCGATCAGCCCCTCTTGGAGCGGGGTGAAGGTGTCGACCATACCAACGCGGTACTTCCCAGCCGGCACGTCGATGAGCGACAGATACCACGCACGGAAAAGAGATGCCGACGGCGAATCATTGCAATCCGCTTGTTCCTTCAAGATGCGCAACCAGCGGGGATCAGCACTACCTGGTGTCATCACCTTGTTGTGTACGCCCGCGGCAACCGCTGCCCGCGTATCTTTGTGGGTGAAATTCAGCGAGCCAGCATAAGAGTCGGAAGACCCCTCCTGGTCGTACACAAGAGTAGTCGGCTCGATTTCAGTCGACGGCCGACGGCAATTGTCGTCGATCGTCAAGCCGAACAGTGTTTTTCCCGCGTTTACTGCTCCAGATACCATGATAATTGGTATCCGCACCCCGCCCCACAATTCGTTGGATTCAGACATCTCCGTGTTCTCCGTATGAGTGTTACTTTACTTTTCTAGCCCAGTCCCATCGCCTGCGCAATCTGCATTGTGATCCGGACATCCTGCTCTAAGTACCTAATCGCTAGGGCCCGCTCCTCTGGCGTCCCGTGCCACATTCGGGAGAAGTCCGCTCCAGTGCAGCCCTCCAGCTTGCCCCCGAACCCAAATATCTTGGCTAGGGCGTTGAGCTTAATAAACTTGCCGTACTCTCCCATCGTCCATGTGGTCATCGTGTCCGCAAAACTGTCCTGGTTGAAGTACACCCGGCTGCCGCGGAACGACAACACCCAATCTGGAACGGTCACATCCAGCAGCCACGACCGACGGACCAGAAACGGCAAGTCGAAACCGAAGCCGTTGTGGAACACAATCGTCTGCTCCATAAACTCGTCGCATATTTCCCACCATGATTCCAGCGTTTCGTCTTCGTCCCCGCTGGCAAGCACTAGTGGTTCATAGTTCTCGATCAGGTAGCCAATTGCCAGCACTTGACCCGTTAGTGGATCCAGTGCTGCTTTCTCCTTGGTGGTCGCCAGATAACCGGCTTGATGCTGTTCGCAGTAACCATCCCAGTCGGCTAGAATGGCCTCGTGCTCAACCTTGGCTTCGGCGATCTTCTTGTCGATCGTCTCTTGTTTCACTGCCCGGCCGATATCTACCGTCGCCGGGTCGAATTGCCCCGGCATTACCGGCGGAACGTATAGCCGCAGTAGGTCTCTGTCAGGTAGCGGACCTGTTTCAATGTCACTTGCTATCAGCATCGTTTTCCTCCTCTAGCAGTTCATCTCGTAAAATCACAACATCTGCCGGCGCCTCAATGCCCAGGCGAATATCTCCGTGCTTGATTCGCACAACCGTAACGGTGATGTGGGCGCCGATATGGATGGATTCGCCTTGTTTGCGAGTGAGCACAAGCATTTTTTCGCTCCATGAAAAATTTACGTGTGTTTCTGATGTTACCCGGAAACTTGACACATTTGCCTGATGTTGTCAATACGGCTTTGGCAAGTTAGTCGACGAACATGGCTTCGGCGGTTGCGGACTGGGGCGGGGGGAGTTGTAGGAGGGGCTTAGTTTTTTCCTTGGGCATCTGGGGTTTAATCATCTGCAATACAACTGCGGGCATCCCGTCTTCGGTTGTCACCTGGGTCTTCATCTTGCAGCCGCGTCTCCCGGCAGCGTTTTGTGCTTGTTGGCGAAACGATTCTGCCGAGACTTTGAAATCAACTTCCTGCACCAATAACCACTGGTCCCCATCAAGCCAGTTGGGCCAGTCGTATTTTCGGATACGCTGACCGCGGTAGTAAGGCTTGAGTCTTCCTTCAACTTTAATGGCCATCATACAAACTCCTGTGTAAAACCTACTGCTTGATTATTACTTACTATGTATGAATCATAGCCATTGCACTCTTTAGGTCAAGACCGAAATGTCGATAGTCGATCTTGCCCCCCCATACTCCCCTCGTAGAAACTAATGATGGCCACACCCGGCCACAAATTGCGCGCTGGCGGCCACAGTAGTATTGCAAGCATAAACCCTAAGATACAAGCATATTACATCAAAAAATTAGAAATTCTCGTCAGTGTGGCCACTGTGGCCAGCTTTTTCTTTCGCGGGTAAGGGGGAGTTAATAGGTGTTTTGATAGATCAAACGACATATATCAATTTATCAACGCACGACATCCTAAAAGGGTCTGTCTTGTTCTGCGCGGGGTGGCCACACTGCCTAAAATCGTCGTAACTTGTTGCCATGAAATAACTTAACTGCGTGGCCACCTCAAAAAACGCCGGCCACAAAACTGAGTGCCGGCCACACAAGTCCCCGGAATAGGCAAGTTAGGCAAACAAGGAGGGGCAAAACACTCAAACCCTTGGCGATCGGCGGCAATTCGGCGGCAATTCGGCGGGGGAGAGGGCGGGAGTAGGGGCGAGGCGGGGCTGTGCGGGGGAAATGCTCCAAGACGCCCGCAAATGGCCCATATGGCGTCCTGGGGCGTTATGGGCCTTGGGATTCGTTTATTGGCGTTGGATCGCGCCAGTGGGCCTCCTGCGGCTCCTGGGCGGCTATCTGGATGCAGATGCAGTCTTCTACCGACTTCACTGGTCGGTCAACCAGATAATTTGCCAATGCGGTTTGTATTTTCGCCAGTCGTTTTGCGCCGGCCTGCTTCCATGTCAGGAATTCCTTTGCTGTCAACCGCTCCAGGTCGACCACGTAGATGTATCCATGCCGATCAAGTAGTTCTATCACTTGCGGGGGTAGGCCGTATATCTCCAGTTCCGCAATCGTCTTAATCGTTTTCGAGTTGCTTTCCATCGCCGTCTTCCTTGGTTAGGGGTTCAGGATCAGCTCGCAATCTTGGCACGAATCCGTCCAACTCACCAGACTCCCGGTCGATATACTGGCTAATTCCGTGGACATCGTGCATCAGGTCCGATTCGGCGGCGGTCGCCATCCGCTTCAGGTCGAGCGGGCAGCCGCAGGCATGGCACGCCTCCAAGTCCATGGCGGTATCAAGTGGATCGAGGCATGGGTCTATGATCCTGGCCCGCTTGACTATCTGCCGGACCGCGAACGTGTCGGTTGAACTGCATTTGCTCCAGTCAATCATGCTTCACTCCTCAGATTAGGGGGTCCAGAACGTCATTAGCTTCGTCTTCGTCACGGTCACCGCCAATGCCATGGTCACAGCCATTGCCAACGCCAAAAGCTAAGCAAACGCCGTCACCTTGCCGCGGCCGAAGCCCATCTTACGCGCCGCCCCGACGCCAATTACCTCAAACGCAGCAGTCAGGATCCGTTTCACTGTCTGCGCCTGCTTTTCGTCGGCAATGGCAATCGTTCCGGCCGCCTCGAAAAACTTGCCTTTGTCGAGGTACTGCCCGAGGTATTCGTTTTCTTGCCAGCTTCGCTGGTTGCTCTTTTCGAGCTTGACGAACCGAGCAAAAACGCCGCTCGCTTCCTTGCAGCCGGTAGCAAAATCGCCGATCTGAACGGCGGCCCGGAAATTGTCCTTGTCATAGGGCCCACGCAGGGCTTTCGGCGCGCCGCCGATAGCTTGCACTAAGGCACCGGCTACCTGATGCCGTGGAATGATGATCTCACCATCCTTGTTCCGATACCACTGGTCGGCCGCCTTGATTTTCAGTTCGAGGTATTCTTCGTAGGTGATGCCTTGCTTGGAACACTCGGCCTTGAGGGCAGCAACTCGCTTCTCCTCGATTTGTAGCCGGTTCACGCCGGACTTCTTTTCGATTTCGATGCAGGTGTTTTTCGCCGGCCAGAAGGGGTGAGCAATGTACGAAATCATCGTCAATTTTACGCGGTAGGTTCTCATAATACAGTCCTTTCGAGGGGGGGTTGAAAATAAGTAACACACGTTCATCAGCTTCGTCTTCGCCAAAGCCACTGCCAAGGCCAGCGCCATGGCCAGCAGCTTCGTCTCCGCCATTGTCACTGCCACAGCCACGGCCAGTGCCAAGGCCATCAGCTTCGTCTTCGTCTTTGTCAGCGCCAGGGTCATGGCCAACGCCATAGCCAACGTCACTGCCATTGTCACCAACTTTGTCTCCGCCAGCGCCTTCGTCTCTGTCATCGCCACAGCCAACGCCACAGCCAGCAGCTACGTCTCCGCCAACGCCATCGCCATCGCCACAGCCACTGCCAACAGCTACGTCGGTTTCGGTTTCTCGATTGTAGCGTATCCCGGCCGGTCGCCCCATTTCTCGGCCCGCTCCAGCCCGCGCCGATCGTCCTCGGCCTCGGCTTTTGTGGTGTAGGGTCCGCAATCCGGGCAGTCGTGCCAGCCGGTTTCTATCCACCAGCCGTTGGGGCGGCGTGTTGTGTTCATGGGTCACTCTCCTTTCGCTTTGGCAATGGCGGCACGGGCTCGCTGGACGGCAACCCAGGCAATCTCTACAACGTCGGGGGTCGATGTCGTTTCAAATTGATTAGCAATGGCCTCGCACGCGGCCAGCAGGTCCGGGCAAGCGGCAAACAGTTGGGCCATCTTTGGAAACTCGGCATCTACCACCGCAAAAGCGCCCTTCTGCCCGTCTGACATTCGGGATTCAATATGCAACTCTTCCTCGTCAGTCTCCGGGTTGTATGCACCCCTAACGGTCGCGTACAACAAACTCGGCTCTTTATCATCGTTTCCTTTCGCTTTGGCAATGGCGGCAGCGGCCGTCTCAGCCATGTGATCAATACAGTTGACCGCGTGTTGCAATGGATCGCGGTTAAATGCACCTTCCTTTTTGGCGATTTCCTCGCACGCCGCCAGTAGGTCGTCATGGGCGTTGCAGGCCAGGGTGATGAAGGCGGTATTGGCTACGGCTTTGTCCCACATCTCAGTAGACCCAAACGGTGCCGGGATATGCGCAATCAGATTGCCAAGTTTATCCCATATGTCGGTCGGCTTGCATTCGATGTGCCATGGTGTTGGTGTGTGTTCCATCGTTTCTCTCTTTGGGTTTGGGGTTATCCGCGGCCATGCGCCGGCCGCCAGCGGCCCCGATACGCTGTTGCTCACCCGACTCGGGGCTACATCGGGCAGGAGTTGTGCTATTCTTCGTCTTCGTCGAACATCGCTTGCGGGTTGTTTGCGTCCAATCCTTCAGCTTCCAATTGTTTGTACACGTCGCGCTCGAGTGCCGCGAACATCAGCCGCGACCACTGGATCTCGCCGTCCTCGACCATTCCTTCGGCCCCAAATTCCTCGACGTAGGCTTCATCGTTATCGGTTGCCAGTAGGCCAAGTTGTGATTGCCAGGTGTAGATAACTCGGCCGCAGCCGTCGATGGTTTCGTGCATGTACTCGGTCAGGGTTTCGCGGAGCTTTTCGCTGCGCTGGCCGTCATTATGTGCCTCGCGCATTCGCTCCATAACGTCTTCGGCAATGTCCCGTACATCGTTGTGATAGTCCTGCCGGATGATGCTGGTGGCATTGTTTACGGCTTGCTCGCGGTCTTCTCTGGTCATGTCTCGCAATAGTGTCATAGCGTTACCTCGGGTTTAGGGTTGGTTGAATATCGCCACTAGCGCGCCGCACACAATGCCGGCGCGCCGATGGGGCTACGCGCATCTTTCCGCCTGGACACTGCGCGCAACATCAAGCGCGGTTGCCAGGCCGGGATGGCAGGTCCAGAGAGTCGACCAGTCCACGCCGTACACTATGCCGCCAGAGAACGCGCGGTAGATTCTGTCGTAAATAGTCCGGTCGAGCCTATGTAACTGCTCTATCGTCAGTTGCTCACAGTATCGGCGGAGCCGCGCTTGTCGGAGTGTTGGTGTCTTCATCGTTTCACCTCGGGATTAGGGGTTCAGGGTTATCAAGTGCCCCGCCGGGTCGCGAAGCCCGGTTACGCTATCGGGGCTGGGAGCTAGGCCCATGATTTTGCCTTGCTGTGCGGCAAATGCCCAGATTCCAGGAGATAGCCGACATCTTTGATTATTTGCTTGCGAGTACCAAATCGGCTGGGTCCACCCAGTTTGTATTCCGCAAGATACCAGCAGTCACGCCGAATTCGCTTGATCTGCCAAGTCTTGCCATGGGCAGGAAATAGCGTTGCTTCACGCATTTTGTTGGGAATTGTAATCATAAGTTCTGTCCTCGGGTTAGGGTTCGTTGTCAACAAGTGCCCCGCCGGGTCGCGAAGCCCGGTTACGCTATCGGGGCCGGGGCGGGTTAGCAGGTGAACGATCCTGCTGGGCCATCGAAGAAATTGTAGTAGACGCCCGAGGAAGAATAGAGTCGGAGGGTTTCTCGTTCCTCTTGTCCGGGCCGTTGGTATCGAACAACCTGAGCAGCGACTTTACCATTTTTGTGGTAGGTGGTTTTGACTGTTTCTTTCATTGTTCTAGCCTTTCGACTCCGTTAGGGTTTCGGATAACACCACTAGCGCGCCGTAGTGGTACGGCGCGCCGATGGGGCTACGCGCGCCCATATACTATCGACTCTAGCGCTACGCTGGGGTGGCCGACACTGCTGAACGTGATATTCCCCCGCGGGCCGAAACGGAAGTGATAAGCCCCGGTGTCGTCGGCCGCAAGAAGCAAGCCGTCAAAATAGCCGATACTGATTCGCGCTGTGTTGTGGCCAGCCGCGGCCGATTTGTCTCGCCAGTGTTTCAGGATCTGCATTTTGTTTTGCGCCCATGATGGAAGCATGTTTCACCTCGGGTTAGAGTGTAGGGGAGTGTAGGGGTCGGCCGGCGTGATGCGGGCCTCTGTATTATTAGGAAAGCTCCATCCATTGGACTGATTCTCCAGGAACGAGCCATACTCGCACGCTATTCCTGAAAGCGTAGGCGGTAGGCTGTCCAGTGAAAGCAGCACCCTCAGCAACAAACACCGTTTCCCGGGACGTCTTCCCATCTGCCCACAATATCGTGTGCCTTGTGTGTATCGTTCGGCTCGTTTGCGCTGCTCGTGGTGTTTTGGTTTCCATGCGTTCACCTCGGATTAGTTTGTACGGGGTCATAGTTTCACCTGGGGGCTAGGGTAGCTGTCAGCATACAATGGTCAGTGGTTACCGCATTACCGTAGGGCGGTTGATACTCAATCCGGTGTTCGATGATAGCGGAGCCGTCGCGATACTGTCGACGATGGCCCTTCCGCCCGCAAACAGGGCATACCACTATGCCGTGAAGTTTACTCAGGCGGCGGACCGTGTAGTCTATTGGGGATCGCACAGGTCACCTCGGGGTCAGAGTGTAGGGTGCTGGGTATGGGTAGCGTTGTTTTGTATCTGCCCGCTGCTATATCATACTCTAATTCTCGGTACAGTCAATAGACTATAGACACAGATAATAGACAGACAGCAGGCGACCTACCACATATAGTGGTAGGTAGAATCTCGACCACTATATGTTGTATTACGACAGCAAGACCGGAATAAAATAAAATCGGAGTGGACACCTGAGTGAATGTTGCGCACGTCGTAAGTCGCTACAGGTACAAGGGTTAGGGATGGTCTTTGGCGGGGGTGGCACTAGGCGGGGGGTTGACAAGGGGCGAGTCGCCTCGGTGTGGCTCCCCGTGCATCGCTCCCCCCCAGTATTACGTTATTGTAATTCGTAACACGCGCGGAGTGCAGCACTAGGCCAGTGTTACGTTATTGTAATTCGTAACACGCATGAGCGAGGGCAGGCGCAGGCAGGCAGCCAAGGCCTGATTCTATCACAGCTTCTACACAAGCTGTGATGATCTTGAGCCATGAACACAGCCGCAGGGGGGCTGGACGATCAAAGCGTGACGATACGCCCATTTTCGACCAGCGAGGGGGAGGGCGACGGCAGCCGCGGCCAGCAGCAGCTGGCGGAGATCAGCCGGCGCCGACCGATGGGACCCCTATCTCGATCCGCGGATTTTGCCCCGAACCCCACCCCTTCGAGGGGCGTGGGTACGTAGTTATCCCCATGTCTGTGTTTAACAGGATTGGTCATTTGTGCTATAATGAGCAAGTCCGACGGGGTTACCACTGGGCTCTAGCCACAACGGTGCAAGATGAACAAGGCGAGCATAGCGAACCGGCTTACGAGGGTTGGATTACGTGACGTAGCGGAGGCATATCGGGAGGAGGTACGGATTCGTCGGAAGCGAGGCAATCAAGGCAGGGAGGACCGGGACGTTGCATCGTTAGCAGCATGGGAGGAGATGTGGGACACATTCCGTCAGACTGTTGAGCGATCGGAGGCGAGATTGGTACGAATGGAGGCGAATTTGAAGTGTGTGGAGGAGTTGAAACTGGAGTTATCGGCGGTAACTGGCGAGTTAGTAGTGGCGAAGCGGGAGTTAGCGTCGGCGGCGGTTGAGTCACCGGCCAGTCTATGTTTAGCGGGTTTACCGGCGGATTTAGACAAGGTTCTGGACACGGGATATAAGGAGCAGGACGTAAGCCGTCAATTGCGTGACGGGTTATTATGGTCGGTGATGGAGTTTAGTCGGGTGGTGGAGGACACGGCTAACGGCCCGGTAGCTCATATAGACCGTGCATCCAATTTAGCTCCGAATCCATTTGCGTTGTTGATATTAACGACTTATGCGTTGTCCACGGTCGACCGGCGGCGCGAGTTGATAGCTAGGGCATTAGGATTCGCATCGAAGGCGGATGGCGGTGTGGGTGGTGGCGGTGTGGGTGATGGTGGCGATGGTGGTTATTTGGACGGTATTTAGTGGGTTGTTGGTTTGCGGTTGATCGTTTCCCGCCGCGTCTCTTCGGCATGTGATAGCCTCGGTCGCTCTTGCACCACCGCTCATCCGATAGCGAGACAATCTCGACGACGATATCGGTGACCTTATTGCGCTCGCTGAATGTCATTTGTTTTTCTCCACCCTGTTTCCCTGGATACGCATAATGGCAAACTGTTCGTCACTGCCCTCCACTCGCCGCTCGTAGCCCCAGACGATTGGCAGTCCTGGATTGCGTTGGTAATCGGCAAGCGATAGCAGACGCGCCAAGTAGACTACCGGCGGGCCGAGGGTTGGGTCAGTCAAAACAGTACCCCTTGCTTGTCCTCTTCCGCGAACCGTCGCTCCAGGTCGTGGACCGTATCGTATTGGTGAAAGCCCCTGTTGTGTCCCGGCCGTATGGCGTCCATTTCGAGCATCCGCTGCCAGTAGTGCGGATAGTGCGTGCGCAACGTGCGGCAATCTCGTAACGACTGGAGCGGACAACAAAAGCAACTCACCCGCTTGAAATGCTTGTACAAACCACTCCAGGTGTACCCGAGGTCGTGGCACATTTTCAGGGCGTCACGCTCGGTAATGCCTGCTTCTATCAACGGATAGCGTACCTTCCCTTTGTCTTGTAGTTTTCGCTGTGATTTGGTGTTGCACCGATGGGCTTCGTCGGCCGCGAACCCGATGCACTTTATGCCGTCCGGGCATATCCGCTTAGCAACTGCGTCTAATCCTCGCGCCTTAATGTCCGTACACCATCGCCCCATGACATTTGGCCAGCCGTAGCCGTGGTAACGCACTTCGCCTTGTTTCACGCCCTCCTTGGGATAGTCTTTGCTTGCTCGAATCGGCATTGACACAAACTGGAAGTCAAGCGGTATCGTCGGCTGCACGGGGATGATAGTCAGTCCCGTCTTTTGTTCGACTAAATCCCGGTGTGCCGTTATCTCGTCGAACTCCCAGCCGGTGTGAAATTCAATCACTCCCGCAATATCGGCACTTTGATCCAGCAACAGATGTAGCATGGCCGTTGAATCTTTTCCACCGGAAAACGACACTACCAATTCACTCAAAACATCACTCCTTTACTGAGGCCAGCGACAACACGCGAGCCAGGTAGACGACTGGCGGGCCGAGGGTAAGTTTGCGCTTCACAAGTCCCACTCCAGTTCCTTTATTCTGCCCCGCAGCCGCTCGACTTCATCACACGCGGCCTCCAACAACGCGGGGTCGCCGCGCATCCATACCGCTTCCGGGAATAGTCCCGCAAGACGCTGGAAATGCGGTTCGCACTCGTCACGAATGTCTCGGTCTGAATTAGTCATGCTCCCGCTCCAGTTCCTTGTTCCGTGCCCGGCGGGCCGAGGGTTGGGTCAGTCAAAATAGCACTCCTTGGCGTAATCGGTTGGCGGCTATCTCGCAGTATTTCTCTTCCCGCTCGATGCCAATTACCCGCTCGAACCAGCGGGACGCGGCAAGTAGCGTAGAGCCACTACCGGCAAACGGGTCAAGCAACGTACCGGCGTGCCTTGGTTGCGAGATGAGCTTGCATAGGTAGCTCATCAAGTCCAGCGGCTTGACCGTCGGGTGGGTGTTGCCCTTGCCGCGTTCGGCCTTGTCTGCTTTAGCACAGTAAAAAAACCGAGCGGCGCTGCCGGAGTCGTTGCCGTAGTTGCCAGAAACAACACCCCCGCCACCCGTGAAGCTGTTCCCTGTTCCGTTGCCGCGCTTATGCCCAGCATTTAACGCACCGCTCTTCGTGCACGGAAACCCCGCCACCACTTCCTCGCTACCGTCGTGAATCAGATTGGTGGGCCAGCGGCCAGAAGGCGAACCACCACGAGGGCCCGGCGTAGCCGAGAAGTCGGTCGCCCCGTTGTCTGTGTATCGTTTGTCCGCCGAAGCCTCTCCGTCGCGTCCCTTCTGGTAAGCGTTGGGCCGATAGCTTTGTTTCTGGTTTGCGGCATTTAGCCGTTCCATTCCGCCCGAATGTGGCTGCGGAGTAAAGTTGCCCACCCGGCACCCATCTACGTTGATCCCCGCCACGCCATGCTCAAGCGCGTTGGCAGCGAACGTGCCGTCAAGCGGTTTCATGGCTAGGACAATAATTTCTACTGCAGGTTTCAAAGCAGTACCCCAGCCGTCCCATAGGCGGGCGGCTTCGGTGGCGGGGACGGTGACAGGTACGCGCTTCGTTTCCTCGGGATGGGATGCAAAGGCCCCGGCCTTCCACGTTTCGCCGGTGCCGTTGCGCTGGATGCTTGCGCGTTTCGTTTCGCCGGTCGGGACGGGCTCTGCCCCAGCCGCCTTGTCGATGGCCTTGCTGATGTTATGCGACTTCGGAAATCCACTACCGTAAACCCACATCAAACAATCACGAATTTCCCAGCCGGCATCCTCGATAGCACACATCAAGCGGTGGTGGGTCCGCGTGCCGCCAAACGCAAGCAGGTGTGCGCCGGGCAAGCAGGCACCCAAGAGCGGTTCCCATATCGCCGGGATACTCGCGTCCCAAGGCTTGCCCATGAACCCCAGCCCATACGGCGGGTCGGTTACCACGGCAGAGACACCCGACAGCAGCGGCAGCACGTCGCGACAATCCCCGCAGTACAACGTAATCCCATCCTTGCACTCGCAAGGTTGACAACCACAGCGATAACACTTAGGTAGTTCGTTCATTGATTGTCCCAATAGTCCAAGTAATCCCGAATCTCGCTCAGTGATTTGCCAGCCAGTGGTAACGGCGACTGCCCGAGCGGCCAACGGTAAATGTGCGTCTGGCCGCCGTCGGTGAAAATTAGTAGCTCATGCGTGGCGGTGGTTATGCGTTGCATTGGTTCAGCCTCTCACCTCTAGCGTTCGGTGCTGATAATACCAGCACATCAATTCGCGCCGCTTGCGATTCGTCCACCCGAGCCCCTGTTGGTCGGTGGTGACTTCGTTTTTCCGCAATGCGTCCAGTCGGTGATACCACATCGGCAGTGCCATAATGCCGAACGATTCGACATACTCACACCGCTCGCGGTCTTCTTCCGGGCCACCATCGAAGCCACACAAGACGTATGACCGTATTCGGCTCTTTGCAATCCCGGCCGTCCGCAATCTATCCACGGCATCAGCCCACGGCTCCCTATCCCGATCGTGGTCCAGGGCCAATCGGAGGATGGGCTTTCGTAACGTCGCCAATAGCCCCGCGTGAAAAGCGGTCAGCAGGCGGGCATCAAGTCCCTGGTTGAAATCAACCCCCTCGTGTTTTCGCAGGCGGGTAATGACGCGGGCAATGTGCCCTTCGCTCGCGGCCAGTAAGTTGTTGTCGCACACGATCGGCAGGTCCGGCCAGTCAGCCAATTCCGCAAACTCGCCTTCTATTTTCCGTACTCCGCAAAATGGGCATCGACGGATGCAGCCGACGGTTGTACGTGTTGCCATCGGATTGGCTCGCTGCAATACGCCCGGCATATTGTCGCCTACCGAGTCGGCCCCGAGGTCGTAGCTGGGCATCAGCCGCACGGCCGGCCCGCCCACAACCCAGCGTTTTACAAATAGGTCTCGTTGCTGAATTCTTTGCCTTGCCTTGGGTAGCAGCCACGTAAACGGGATCGACAGATACCCGGTTTCGCCTACGTGCCACTCGATGATGTCTTTAGGCCATGCGGTGGTTATGCGTTGCATCAGTCAGCTTCCAAGGCTGTCCGCGCCTGCTCTATGTGCCAATGCCAATCGAGTCCGATAGGCGGGTCGTCGGTGAGGTTCTCAAGGGCGGTTCGTAGCCGCGCATTGTCCGCTTGCATGTCCTCCACCGCCTGAATAATTTCCTTGGCAACACAACGTCGCCGTAGCTGGGAAATCAACTCCTTGTTAGTCATCATTCACCTCCTGCCGCGTCGGCGGCTTTATTGGCTGTCGCCAGCCATATTACCGAACCGCCATCGTCGAAAACATCCTTGTTGAATATCTCGCCGAGTAAGGCTGCGATTGACCGCAAGCAGGCGGTATCTATCGTGTCTCCGGCATTTGCCTGCAAGCATAGTTCGTCTCCGTCCAACACCAATCCGTCAGCACGTTTTATTTTGGCCTTTAAGCCCTCTTGTTCATCGCTCACAACTCACCTCCCGCCGCGTCTGCGGCAGTTTGTCCACGATGGCTTGCAGCCACTTTAGCATGAAACCATGAGCGAAACTTCACGTCGCAGTGCTCCCAATCGGCTGTTGCCTCGTCACCACCCGCCTCTGCCTCAAAGAAGGATATGATGTGGTGCAACCGCTCGATTTCGTCGGCCTGTTTGATAACCATATTGAAAGCCCGACAAAACTCCTCATTGTTGCACCAATGGGTGTACGGCCACTTATGCGATGCAATCATTTTCTTCTGTCGGACGGCAAAGACTTCGCGGGCCTCACGGGTCGTCTCTAGCGGCTCTCGGCACGATGCCGCGCGCCCTTCGAGCAATACTTTTTCTGTTATCTTCATCGCTTCCCTCCCGTCGCGTTTGCGGCCACATGAAATATGTGACTCACGCTAGTCACATAGTCTCCTGTATGGATCGCTTTCCTTGAGCAATCTACTATGTCCGCCATTGCAGCTTGCAATTCGTGAGCCTGATATAGTTCGCACTGATAATAACTTTCCGGTGCCTCCCAGGCGGAATAGACGCTGGCCGGCACGTCTTCCCGGTTGCACTTTCCGACGGCGAAATGAAGCGCTTGCATGGTTTTGTTTTCTGCTTGCAACCGCTCGATCTCACGACGAAGGCAATGCGGACAATCAGCCGCATGGGCCGTGTACGTTTGCACCCTGTTCGCACCCTTTTCTATGTAGGACACCGTATGATTACATTCGCTGTCACGCATCACTCACCTCCCGCCGCTTGTGCGGCTTGGTCGTCAAACAACCCGTCCGACAAATGGCAAAGCGCGGAAATCGCCGGACGCGACGCCTCATAAATGCCAAGGCAAGCATCGCAATAGTCTCCACGGCACGGCCGGTGAATTTTCTCGGGTTGCCTTTCCGCTTGGAATCCCTGGACTTTTACACCGAGCAACGACTGGCTCATCTCGGTCGCCTCGGCCCCACATAATGCCCCGGTGTTTTGCAGTCCTATCCGTAGATGTATTTTCACGGCAGTGTATCCATTGCTTTTTCGAGTGGTGTTGGCACATACTCCGGTTCGATTTCCAGTGCGGTCTCTGTTTTGCCAAACAATAAGTCCATTGTTTTCGCGAGTAGACTCATGGCAGTTCCTCCTGTGGCTCACTTAGCTTTTCGTAATTACGATCAACTTCTTCCAGGGTATCGGCCATCGCCGCGAAGGACTCGGCCATTGTGCGCGCGGCCACGGCATTGATGCCCATGCGGTAGGTAGACACGCATTCTGTTGGGTGGACGCCATTTAAGGAATCAAATGAATACGCCTTTTCCTCCAGCAGCAGGACTACCTCCGCCACCCCATACGATTTAATGTCGCCGCCCGGGTGCATGGACATCATGTTTGTAAGCATCGCCTTGACGTTTTTCATGGCTTGTTCCTTTCGTTGGTCCTCGTAAAGAAGATAACTCCGCTGCCCGCTTGTTCCATACATCTATGTCGCAGTGGCGAAGATCATCTTGCGTACCACCCCAGTGCCCGACTATAATTTCAAGCGGCCAGACTTCATACCAGCCCCACGACGTTCCATCTGTGGACACATGCCTATTTGTTTTGCGTTTGATTTGCATTACCCAATTCTGGGCATATTTGTTCTGCTTCCGCAATTGCTGTAAGTATCCAATGAACGTCTCTGGAGGGTTCATGTCGGGTTTAGTCCTCGTAAAGTAGCCGCACCCATAGCGAGGTTGTTTTGTTTTCGACAAGTCCCAGTGCCTTGCGGTTACGGAAAAGCATGCCTTCCATGCGGGTGTATAAATCACAATTATCTCGCCGGGTTGATCGACCCCAAGTATATGAAGCGTCTTCTATCCTGGCAGTCTGCATGTGCGTTCGCACGTAAAGCCTCACGGCTTCCGGTTGCTCTTTTTGGGATGCCTCCAACCAGTACCGCTTTGCCGTTGGTATCTCGAAAAGGTCAGACAGAGAGTACCGTCCCTCGGCGCAGACAACTGCCGCTTCTGGATCACTAGCAAGCGACAAAGTAACGGAATAGCGAAACTTCTTTCGTACTAACGCCGGCGATATTACGGCCATTGTTTCGGCTCCCTTTCGTTGGTCCTCGTAAAGAAGGCGCACCCATAGCGCGGTTGTTTTGTTGTTGACAAGCCCCAGTGCCTTGCGGTGGTGGTGGAGTAGATTTCCCAGGGTAGGGTGCATGAGAGACATAACCCGACGGGGCTTTCTGCCCCAGAAGTATGTACCCACATAAAACCTCACGGCTTCCGGCTGTTCTTTTCGGGACGCCTCTAGCCAATACCGCCTTGCGTCTGGTATCTCGAAAAACTCAGACAGGGAATGCTGCCCGTAAAGGCAGGCAACGGTGCCGTCCACGTCACTCGCTAATACCAGGGTTTCAAACCCATTATGTTCTCTTTGCACCAGTGCCGGCGACGTTACGGAGACCATTGTTTCGGTTCCTTTTGGGGTTTCGGTTTTCGTTGGATTACCCAGCGAGTCCAGGCAACTGTGAACAAGCCTGCCAAGGCGAACATTGCGATGTATTGAATTACTTCGGGCATGGTTTTGCCTCTGGTTTAGGTAGCGGATGCCATCGCAACGGCACACGCTCGGTTGCGATGGCTTCGTCGGTAGTCCACTTTCCTCTGAACCACGTCAGGTCGCCGTAGCATTCGCACCATATCCAGCCATCAGCGTCGGCGTCGTAGATAAAGCTGCCAATAAACGGCCCATCCTCGTCCTCAAGGATGAGGACTTCATCCATGTTCACGTAGCTATCGCTGACTAATCGCCAGCCGGGATTATTCGTCATGGTTTTGCCCTCGCAATTTCCGCTGCTTCCGTCGAACTGAAAACCATGTCCCAATCAGCGATGGCGATTTGACTGTTGTGCTGTAGGTGGAGAACATGGCCGACAACACCGACGACGGGACCGTAAGTGTAAATGGCTTCTCCGCGAACGACATACACTGTCATCCCAGGCACGATCACTACGCCGTCCTTTGTGTGGCGAAACTTGGCGAGGTCTGCTTTTAGCCGGGCGATTTCGGCATCGCGTTCGCCGTACATTTCCTGTCCGCACGATTCACATAAGTTTTCGCCGATTCCAATGTCCGGACCAACGAAACTACATTTACATTCACGACACGTTTGATGCTTAGTCATCGTCTTCCTCCTTTCGCCCAATCGGAATGCTTATACCGATACGTTGCTTGACAATTTCTATCCCCGCGTCGGCCAGCGTCTTGGCAGCATACTCGCTGAGCGATCGGACAACGAAGCGACCCAGCGAATTGAAATACGCAACCTCAACGCCGAGAATGCTGACAGTCGGATCGCCGGCGGCATCTCGATGCAGATCGAGTTCGATTGCCGGCTTGTCTTTTTCTAGTTTGTATTCAATTGACATCGTCTTCGTCCTCTGGTTCGATTTCGTGATGGTCGTTCCACTCGTCAAATTCGCAGAACATTTGTCTTCCGCATTTCGGGCAGCGTTTCTCTGTCTCGGCACCGCGAAACTTTTCACGATAGTCGCACTCGCACTCGCACACCCAGTCCGCGCAGCTCATCGTGTTATTCGTCGAGAGCAATTCGGCCTGTCCCGTCGATCTTGAGGCCAAGAGCCTCCAATGTCGCTATCTCCGAAACGGTCAAGTGCTGTCGCCACAGCCGGCCGTTGTCTCCAAACAACAGTGCAACTGTTATCCCGTTGATTCTCCAGCGACCGTCGCCATCGGAATCAATATCCGTCGAAAGCACGGCCCGTGGCTCGGGCTCTGTAATCATGTCTGGCATGTCAGTTCTCCTCGTGTTCTCGCTGGGGTACATGGACATTCAGCGGGCGGTTTTACACGCCGCCGGTCATTACGCGGGAACGAATATCGACCAGTACGCTGGTGGCCGCACTCGCCTCGCGACGGGCCACGCGGCCGATGGCCAGATGGCTGGTCGCCACCTTGCCGACCTGCTGGTCCAACAGCGGGCAGCCGTCGACTTCGTCCGGACCGACTCCGACTAAATCGCCAAGCTCGAACGTGCCGCTCGGGCAATCGAACTCGAACACGCCGGTCGTGGCCACGCGGATCGGCGACGTGTCGCCGTCACGGCTCCGCTGCATGGCCACGCCCAGGAAGTTGTTGGCAAATCGCTCTTGCATCAATTTAGCAAAAGACATGTTACTGAATTCCCTATCGGGCCTGGGGATCATCGACGCCGGCTTGGCATCATCCGCGTTCTGCCAGACCAGGTCGCTGATCTCGATTACCGTGGTCGAATCGTTTGCCGCCACCACCGGGTTCGTATCCCCGTATCGCCAACGCATCTTGTCGCTCATTTTCAGTTCTCCTTGGTAAATGAAAACCCCGCCGCCGAATTGGCCGGGAATTAGTCCTCAGTTAATTCTTTGTTGTGTCGTTTGCGAGTGCTTATTTTGTTACTGGTGGCACGAGGCACAGCCACGGAATTCTTGACGTTCCTTGCGTTACAAGAAAGGCAAAGGCGATTTCCTGGTCCGGTACTCTTGAATGGTTTTTGGCATCTAAGACAGTCGCGCATGGTCATGGCATCCGTTCCCTAATTGTTTCAATATAGCATTTCCTTGATTCGCTGCTGAAAATCACACCGGAACATTCCCGGTTCTTTCACGGTGTTTGGTACGGGCAGATCGCCATGTTTGGTCTGGGCGACGCTGTAGAGGTCCTCGGCGCCTTTGATTGGAATGTCTCGCCACTCGGCGGTTTCTTGTTCAGGGTGGATCCAGAGTTGCTGGAGGATGAGTTGCTGTTCCGGGCCCCATGGGAAATGGCTGGTGATATTCTCCCGTGGGTTTGCCTGCTCGATTACGGAAGCGGCAATGGCTTCTTCGCGAGCGGTGGATCGTGGGTTGTTGTAAATTACCCAGCGGAGCCGCATGGTGGGGATGGCACCATCAGGGTCAGCGATGAATTGAATGAATTGTTTGAATTTCATATTATTCCTTTTTGTTGTGTTGTGCTTCATCCCGCTTCCGCGCGAACTCCTGTGAGAGATCGTGCTGGACCTGGATGTAGATTCGGTCATATTCTTCCTGGGTGATTATGCCTTTGTTGATTAGGAGGACGATGAGGGCACCGTAGGCAGTGGCGTGGGTTTGGTTAGCTTCGTTGAATTTGCTTCCGAGCAGTTGTATTTGCTGCTTGCTGGTAGCGGTGAGCTCATCCAAGACTTCTAAAATTTGTTTTATCAGTTGAATTCCTTCGTTGTTCATTGCCACTCCCTTTTCTTCAATTTGCTATTCATCAAATCCGGCCGCAGCCGGTGCAAATACCGAGACGTGGTTGACGTATGGACGTGGCCAAGTTGACTGGCGATGGTCGCCAAGTCGAACCCTTCTTCCAGCAGTTCGGACGCCGCGGTATGTCGTAGGCCGTGTAGGTGGCATCGACGATTGATACCGGCTTTCTCGCGAAGTCGAGCGATCTTGTGTCGGTAGTGGCTGGGATCGAGGTGGTTCCCGCGTGCTTGCTTGTTGGTGGCACAAAAGAACGGATTGTGGCCGTTAATTTCGAGCGACCTTCGACGTTCTGCCCAAGTCTTGAGGATATCCATAGCCCCGTCATCAAGCACGACCGCACGGCCCTTCCCACCCTTATCGTTGTGGATGATGAGCATCTTCCGGTCCCAGTTGACGTCGGATGGGCGAATGTGCAAGGTGGCACTGATTCGCGTGCCGCCACGGTAGAGCGTTACGAATACGGCTTTGTCGCGGATGCCTGAAGTGGTGTTCGAGCAGGCTGCAAGTAGGGCCTTGGCTTCATCGCGCGAAAGTGGTTGAGGAAACATAATCCAGTGCCTTTCTGGTGCCTAGAGTGAAAAAGAGGTCGCGCGGCGGGCCGCTAGGCTGGCGGTGTTCGGTGGCTACACCTACGCCGCACGACGTTTGAGGCTGAGGCCCCGTCTTTCTACATTTCGGCATTCTATGTTCCATCTCAATTCATGTCAATATCGTCTTGACCATAATTGCGAGAAGTGCTAGAATTCTGACATGAACACACAAAATGTTATGGTGAATGTCCGCGCGCTGGCCAAGAAATCCGGTCTCACCCAGCAGGTAATTGGCGAGCGAATGGGCTATCCTGTAAAATCGGCCCGAAAATCGGTCTCGCAATTCCTCAAGGGTGGTAATCCGACACTCAACGTGATTGTAAAATTCGCTGAGGCGATGGAGACAAACGTGGAATCCCTGCTCTCACCGAAAATGAATTGAGTAACGATGCCAATCTGTGACAAAAAGGGTTCGTCTACCCAGAGCATGGGTGATTACGAATACACTCACCATGAAGTTCCAGATGATCCTGAGTTGAATGTCTTTTGGCGGGCGGAAACATTAAGACTGGCCGCACAGAGTCATTCCAATGCCATTGTGTTTCGGCAGCAGATCATGGATCACTGCCGCAAGGACTTCTGGTATTGGGCTAAGGGGTTTTGTTTCGTTCACGAGCCGCGGATCCTTGATGACGATGCCGAGGAGTTTAATACGAAGGTGTCATTCCTGCCATGGCCGCATCAGATTCCCGTCGTCGACCGCATTCTGAAAGTGCTGGGGAAACGAGACTTGCGGGTGGTCAAATCCCGTGCCCAGGGTGCAAGTTGGATTCTGGTACTCATTTTCATTTGGTGCTGGCTGTTTAAGCCGGGATTCAAGGGGAATCTGGTATCTAAAGATGAGGTAGCTGTTGACCGCCGGAACGACATGGATTCACTGTTCGGGAAGGCCGATTGGCTCCTGGAAAAGCTCCCTGTTTGGATGGTTGGCAAAAAGAACAAGCACTGGCGTCGTGGCTACGGTGAACACTACTTGACGCGAATGGATGGCGAAACGGCGATCACAGGTTACGCTTGTACCGCGGATGTGGCTTCGGGCGGACGTGCTATGGTGTTCGGGATGGACGAGCACGCCAAGCACCCCCGTGGCCCTGACAGGGAGGCTTTGGCTGCGACCCAGCCAATCACCCGCTGCCGGCTATTTATCTCGACCCCCAAAGGCCGAAGCGGTGCGTACTACGAGATTATCCACGACGACACAATCGAGGAGCCGGTCCTATACCTCTCCTGGAGGGACAACCCGACGCAGAATCGCGGATTGTACCAGATCGTCAAGGGACAACCCGTGGTAATGGATGAGGAAAAGTACGGCCCATTGCTTTCTGAGTACCAGAACCACGAGCAGTGGACGAAGTTGAAGGAGCGACTGTCCGAACGAGGATACGACCTGACTGGCAAAGCCACTCGTTCGCAGTGGTACGACCAGGAATGCCTGCGTCCAGGTGCCAATCCCGTGCTCGTTGCCCAAGAGTACGACATGGTATTCGGCGCGGAGGGGGCACAGTATTTTGCGGAAGCGCTCATCAACCGCCTGAAAAATTGCGTTCGCCGGCCGAAGTTAGGCGAATACCACGTCAACTCGGAATCGCTCACGGGAAACTGGACGGAGAACCCAGACGGCCGATTCAGGATGTGGTGTGAACTAGACATCCGCAAGTCCCCACCGATGGGTGAGTACGTGGTGGGATGTGACATTTCTGCCGGGCTGGGTGGATCGGGTGGTAGCAACTCGGCGATCACGGTGTTCAGCCGGCGTACCGGGCAAAAGGTAATGTCGTTCGCCACCCCTTCCGTAAAACCATACGAGTTTGCAGAGATAGCTATTGCGATTTGCAAGTGGTTCTGTAACTACAAAAGCGATCCGGCGTTTTTAATCTGGGAAAATCAGGGTCCAGGCAAGGAGTTCTGCCAGCGGCTGGAACGCAGTGGGTTTCAGCACTATTACCGCCGGAAGTCTTCCGAAGAGGCTCCGCTGCACTCTCGACATAGCAACAAGCCTGGATACTGGATGAACAAGCGAAGCGCTATTCTGGGGCCATATAGGGAGGCTCTTCTAGAGGGCCATTTCGACAACCCGGATCAGGATGCTATCGAGGAACTTAGGCAGTACCAAATGGGCCTGGATGGCGAACCGTATCACGTTGCCAGCAAAGACAAGACCGATCCGACTGGAGCCGGTTCGGCGCACGGCGATCGTTGCTTTGTCAAGGGGACAATGATTTTGACTGATCGGGGAGAAAGACCTATTGAACAATTGATTCCAGGCGATTTGGTTTGGACTCGCGATGGACTTCGGCCAGTGTTTGCATGTGGAAAAACAGGCGAAGAACAGGTTTTCAACGCGGATTTGTCGAATGGTCGTTCGCTAATTGGGACTGGGAGGCATCCTGTATGGACAGAAAATCGGTCATGGATCGACTTTTCATCGCTGACGTCCCGCGATAGACTACTGGCATGGCAACGTCAACATTCAGACGACGAGGTGCGTTCATGTCAACAGAATCAGTCAGAGGGCGAGTGTACAAGTGCGACCCAAGCACGGAAACCATTGTGTTTAATGGGAGGAAGTACCACCGAAACTCCAATGCCAAGCAAAAGCACCGGCGAAGGTATTTCTGGGGCAGGCGAGAATATGGCAACGGCAAGAAGACCGCACTCCATGTCGCTATTTGGGAGTATCATAACGGACCTGTTTCAGAAGGTTATTTGGTACATCACAAAGACAATAGCCAGAGTAATAACGACATCTCCAATCTTCAGTGTATCACCTATTCAGAGCACGGAAAGATTCACGGAAACGGCAAACACCTGGACGACTACCGACACAAAACGCTTTATTGGCATAAGTGCGAATGGTGTGGCATCAATTACCAGACCTTCCGAAAATTCAGAACACGGTTCTGTAGCCCCGAGTGCGGACAAAAGCATCTATGCGAGAGCCGTAAAGTCTGTCGCAGGGAAGCACGCTGTCTACAATCTAAGCGTAGCTAATACGCCGGAATACTTCGCACAGGGCGTTCTTGTGCATAATTGCATTGCCGATGGTCTTGCTTGGCACGCTTGCCTGATGTTCGGAGATCAGCACGTAGGGAACGTCTGGAGGAATACAGCGAACGTGATGAGCGCTACCGAAGATAACGTGCCGCGCGAATCGTTCGCTTGGCGGCGGGCTCAGTACCTGAAGATGCTGAAAAAAAAGAAGCTGGAAACTACTTGGTAAGGAGTGATACGATGATCGAGATCAAGGCGGACGCAGAACTTGACGAAGCCGTGGCTGACGCGATTGACTTGCAGTATTTTCCACGAACGGGTCCGTTTAGTGGTTTGCCTTATGTTGCCGTACTCATCACACTGCGTGAATGGGACGAGATTCGCGGAATCGAGCACATTACCTGCGAAGGGGACATAGCTTGCATTCCGTTTCAACCCAGCATCGACTTGAATGCGGCGTTTGCGGCGGCCGAGAAGGTGGAGTTGTTCGACCACGAGACACCGCCAAGCTATCGTCGCTGTCTGTTTGGAGTTGATGACGATACTTGGTGTGTTGGTGGTCCAGGGCTATCAGCGGATGGCCCCACCCCCGCCCTTGCGATCTGTGCCGCAATCCTAAAACTGAAAGAGGTAACCAAATGAATAACCGACCCATCAACCCTATTGGTCCCATCAATCCTAACTTCAACATGAACGACCCGTCACTCAAAGGTGGCGTCCCGCTCCAGCGGGTTCCTGTAATTCCCTGGGAAGCGTTTGTTGCTTGTGGGCTCCAGGTTTACAAGGATGGTAAGGTCCAATTATCTCTATTCGACCCCAAGCCCATGGCTACTGCCGATGAGGTACTTCAAGTCATGCTACTCCTCATATCTTCCCAAGGGAAGAAACCGGGCCCCATTGCCTGGGACACAGTTCCCGAGGAGGTCCATCGCCATTTCAAGTTCAAGGATGAGCCCGTCGACGGCGTACCCCGTCAAGATGGCATGTTCGGCTAGTGAGTCAATCTGCCAATTCTAGGTTGCCTGGGCAATCTATCTCGGCAAATCTCTATTGACGATTGTGCGCGATCGCCGTATGTTTACTGTGAACGCTCAATTTATAGGCAGGTGCCTACATTTTAATCAGTCAATGGAGACAGAAGCCATGAAGAACGAAGCCGCAAAGGCAGTCGAGAAGAAAATCTCTCCCGTAGAGGGGGAGCAAGGCGCGGTCAAAGAGGCCGGAAGCACTCCGCCGCCTTCTTACGGGCATGGCAGTGCCTCATCTGGAGGCACATCGGGCCAGATTCCAAAGGATGCCTGACATCGCGCTATGACGCGAATTAAGGAATGAGGAATCCATATGGTAGCTTCATACCCGGTTTTAGGTGGTGGTGTGCCTGCTGCTGTCGGGATGGGGCTTCCTTTGCCAGATCGGATCGGCGAGTCTGCTAAGCAAGCGGATGTCCCTGCCGGCCCCCTCACGCCGGATTTCATCAAGCGTCTCCATGACCAGATTGCAATGGCCGAAAAGGAGATGGAGACGTTTCGCGAGCAGAACAGGAAACGTCAGTCACTCTATGCCGGTCATGGTTACGGCACAAACGATGAAGAGGTTGATGCTCCGCTAAACGTCTACAACCTCGCCTTGCGAATCTACCAGCGGCGGCTCATTAGTGGTGACCCCCGTGTCAACATACGGTCACGCTCCCCGAAGTCGCGACCTGAAGCCTACGAATTGTCCTTGGCTTGCGAACAATTGTTTCGTGAAATCAACCTCAAGGACACCATGAAAGAGGTTGTTCATCAAGGGCTGGAGAGTGTTGGCATTGTCAAGGTAGCCGTAACGCCTGGCGGCATGAATGAGTCGTTGGGGTTTCTGCATGATGCGTGGCAGCCGTTTTGCGATCCGGTTTTGCTGGAGAATTTCGCTTTCGATACGAACGCCAAGCGATGGGAAGAGATCGATTGGTGTGGGGACCGATACCGACTTCCGCTCGATGATCTACTGAATAACTCGGAGTGGGATCAGAAGATTGTTGCAACACTGGACAAGTCTCAGACTCGTCAGGACGATGACTTGCGACAAAGCCCTGGTGACGAAAGCGTCCAGCGGATGGGTGTTGAAGATTCAGTGTTCCGCGATGACCTGCGGCAGTACGTTACCGTTTGGGACATCTGGCTTCCGCGGGAGAAGCTATTAATTACCGTCCCCGACGGTCAGGGGCAACCGCTTCGTGTCAAGAAATGGGAGGGACCGGAAAATGGTCCGTATCATCTGCTGCGGTTCGATCCACTTCCCGGCAACATCATGCCAGTATCTCCAGGTGGACACCTGGAAAGCCTTGCGAAACTGCTGAACCGAGCGATTCGGAAGCTGGGGAATCAGCTTGACAGGCAGAAGACAAACCCGACGATCACGCCTGCCGCTGCCAATGCTGGGGACGACAATACGATTAAGGATTGTCAAGATGGCGATGTCTTGCAACTGATGGATCCGAAGAATACCGGCGAGATTCGATCGGGTGGAATTGACCAGCAATCCTACGCATTCACTCAGGGCTTAATCAGTCTGTTCTCCTGGCTAGGTGGCAACCTTGATTCGCTTGGCGGGCTTGCGAGTAATGCTGGGACTGCCTCGCAACAGGAAATAGAACTGGCGGGTGCGAACAGCCTGATTGATGAGTTGAACGACCGGTTTACTGGATTCTTGCAGGGGGTTGTGACCGATTTGGCGTGGTACATCTACAAGGATCCCAAGGGGACACGCAGGTTAATCAAACGGGTAGAGGGCACCGATTGGGAAGTGCCGATACGCTGGGGGCCCAATCGGAGATCGCGATCGTTCTTTATGTTTGAGTTTGAGATTGATTCGTTCAGCATTCATGCCCGAACGCCGGAACAGCGGTTGCAGACAATTATGGAAATTATGCCGCGGATGATGCAAGCGGCGCAGGCCAAGATGATATTTGCCCAGGTCGGGGATGAATTGGATACGGAGGCGCTGTGGCGGTTGATTACCCGTTACACAGGGCTTACCGAGTTGTCGGAATTGATTCGATCTTCGGGTATACCGATTACGGCTGAACCGGGTGGTGCGGATCGGATGCCCAGTGCGAACACAGGGATGCCGCACGAGTACATCCGCCGGAATGTTTCGAGCGGCGGTGGCGGCGGGGGGATGGCGCCGGGGCAGCAGGCATTGGCACAGATGATGTCGGCGGGCAACAATGGGGGCGGGCAGCAAGGAACACCAGCATGAACACAATTACCGATGGAATGCGAGCTACAATGCAGGCGATTACCGCCGGCCTAAGTTGCGTTCGGGTAAGTTCATCGGCTACTAAGCACTTCCGCCATGACGGCGAAAAAGTCGTGGAAGTTGAGCGGCCTTGTGTAGTTGTTTCGCGGACGATGTTTCCGTACAAGTCAGTTGCAATGGCTGTGAATCCAAGCGAAGTGCCGGCAGTGAAGGAGCGATTGAAGAGGGAAGGGCTGTTCACGGAGTTTGATTCTGAGGGACGACCAGTTATCACAAGCACGAAGCAACAGGATGCCCTAGCCAAAGCGATGGGCATGAAGACTGGTCGGGATGGATATGGGCATACGGACGAGCACGGCAACTTCCAGAACAGTGGTCGACGTCGATCTGATGAAATAGCAGAGGGACGTGGCCGGGTTCGCAAGGCAATTAAGGAGTTGGAGGCAATGCCCGAAGAGGTGCCTGCCGGTGTTGTAGCGGGAGTACTTGACGAGTACGATATTGTTCCGGGAGTACTTGACGAGTACAACATTTTCCCAAACGAGGAGAACACAGGGTAAATACGATGGCAAAAAAGGAGAAGGAGAAGATTCGCCAATTGAAGGAAGGGGTTGGCTACGGCATGAAATACACGAAGAAAATGAAAGTGGTTGCCGTCAAGCCCAAGTCCAAAACCAATCGTGGCGGCTCTAGGAGAATTGGCGACATCGAGAAGTAAAGGCCCGATGGTGCAATGGCAGCACATCTCCGAAACACGTCCCACCCTGGGTCAGGGAGGGCGGTAACCGAGAGGTCCGCCTGTGCGGTTGAGGAGAAGACCGCGGGTTCGATTCCCGCAAGGGCCACCGAGGAGGACGCGAGGTAATTTGACACAAGGAAGGGTCATGCAGCGATGCACGGCCTGAACGGACCAGGCAACCCCCGACTTGATCCCCGGGGGCGTCGGATTCCCGTTCCAGCGACAGCCTCACGACGGGAGGGTTGTGCGTCGCCGCATGGCCCTTCCGTTTTTTTGCGAGGCTCACGATGACAACAGAAACAGCAAAACCAACTTCCCACCAAACGGGCACAACCCCCGACCCGATTGCGTCGAACGCACAGGATTTCAGCGGCAGTGACGATGAAGTCCTCGACAATTTCGCGGAAGTACCTAGCGATCAGGTTCCGATGGGGTTGGGCGGCGAGGCAGGAAAGCAATCGGAACCAGCAAGTTCTACGCTGGAAGCCGATATTGTAAATGGCACTACGAAACAATCCGGCGAGAAACTTCCGTCGGACTATCCCGCAGGCGGGCCCGAACCGGTTCAGGAGCCCGCAGGCGATGAAGGCACGGAGACTACTCCCGAGCCAATTTCCGAAGAACCGAAAACCCCCGAATTCCCGCCTGCGTTGCTGCAAATGGCGGGATATGCTGATGCCGCAGCGGCACAAAATGCTGGATTTAACAACCCAGATGCCTTGCTTGCCGCTGTTCAATGGCGCAGCCAATTGTTGACTCCGGGCACTCAAGTAGTTCAACCTGCTCCGCTTTCTGAGCAAGGGCTGTATCGACGCCCCGCTCAACCATCAACTCCTTCGGTGTCTCCCGCGCCAGAGCCAGTAGCCAAGCCGGAAGACACTGCCGATTTCAAGGCGTTTCAGTTGCCCACTGATAAACGGGACATGCTGGACGATGATTTGGTGGATGTGCTCGATCAAATGAACGAGCATTACCAGCATGAACACGAGCATCACCAGCAGGAACTGAAGTCACTTCGCTCTTCTGTTAGCCAGCGGGAAGCTGATATAACCCGCCAGCAAGCACAGGAGGAAAGTGCGAGGTTTGACAAAGTGGTAAATGCTCTCGGCGATGAGTGGAAGGATGTATTCGGTGAAGGCAGCGGTACGGATTTGGCTCGAATGGGCCAGGACGATCCTGCTGCGATGACTAACTTTAACCACCGGGTGCGGCTATTCGAGACTGTCGAAGCAGTGCGGGAAGTCAATGCTAAGCAGCAGTACAAGCCCATGACCGTCGAACAAGAAGTTCAATGGGCCTTGTTGCAGCGATACCCTGACAAATTTCAACACATGATCTCCGGGAACTCTGATTCCAGCCAAAGCAAGGGAGTCACCGCTAGTCGCCCGACTCAGCGAAAGACACCACCTAAAAACCAGAATCAAAAGGTTCTGGCCGACGTGGATGCCATGCTTCAAAAGCGGCATGGCCACTCGTTGGATATGGGCCAGGAGGATGAGTTTGATGGGAGAGAAATATAGGAGGACATCCTAGATGGCAACCATTCAACCGGCCGATATCCCTGATATTGTGGCCACTACGCGGGTTTCAGAGGGGCGTCTGCGCTTTCAGCAGATTGCACAGAATCTGCCCTTCTACGAGGTCTTTTCTCGCTGGTTCAAGCGGGATAAGGTCATGTTTTCCAGCGGGTACAAGATTCAACGAACGCTGATGAACAAGTTGAATCGTGCGGCCTCAAAGCATGTTGGGTTTCTACAGCCCGACAAAGTAAACATCATGGACGTCCTGACGACCATGAGTGTCGAGTGGGTTCATGCCCAGACCGATTGGGGCATTATCTATCAGACCGATGTTCTGATGAACTCCGGCAAGGACCTGATCCTGAACATCATCAAGCCGCGGCGTGTCGCATCGCTCTTGGGGCTTGTCGAAGAAATCGAGGAACTGTCCTTCGGGGCCGCTCCCGGCGTAAGCGACAACGTCAATCCGTGGGCATTGAAGTATTGGGTCACATACAATGCGACCGACGGCTTCACGGGTGCCGCTCCGGGCTCCCATACCACGAAGGGTGGTGTGAACACAACGAACGTACCGAACTTCAAGAATTACTCGATTACATACACGGATGTGAGCGACAACGATCTGGTGAAAAGCCTGCGAACGATGTTTCGTAAGTGTCGTTTCGTCAGCCCGATTAGTCATCCAGACTACCGGGGCCAGATTCGCGATCGCTATCGGCTGTACTGCAACGAGGAAACGATCTCCGCGTTCGAGGACATAGTTCGGTCGCACAACGAGAATCTTGGCAAGGACTTGGCGATGTTTGATGGTGCCGCGTATATCGCTGGCTACCCAATCATCTACATCCCGCAACTCGACGACGATTCGTCGAGCGATCCGGTCTACGTCATAGATCACTCGACGTTTTACCCGGTGTGCCTGAAGGGCGATTACCTCCGGGAAACCGGCCCGCTCCAGGGCGAATCCCACAATACGTGGAACTGTTTCACGGATTTGACTTACAACTTCCTCAACGTGGACCCGCGGCGCTCCGGCGTAGCGGCCAAGTCTGACCCGTCGTAACGGTGGGAAATCACTGACCGCGTACCAATAATGTTCGCTAACGCGAAAAAGGAGTTCAATACCTATGGGTACTACCAGACTTTCTGCCGAGGGTGCCGTTGGCCGCGGGTTAAGTCCCGCCATTTGGCAAGCATACGGCTTCATCGGTGGCAACTTCAACGATCCGTCGTTGATTCCGTTTTTCTTTGACGATTTCGCAAACTTTCCAGTGATGGCAAGTGAAACCGCGCAAGCTGGCTATTACACCTACCAGGATTCTGGTGTGACCGTCCAAGGTTGTGCGGCGGTCGATAACAGCGAAGGTGAGTTCGGAATCGTCGAAATTGCCGGCAACGATGCCGACAACGATGAAGGGCATCTTGAATTGGGTGCCAGCAAGCATGGGCTGGTTCGCATCGACCCGACTGCCGGGGAACGTGCGGTTGTGGCGTTCGAGTGCCGCATGAAGCGGACTTCGGTGACAGACAACCACACGGCCTTTGCCTTCGGGATTGGCGAACCGACATTCTGCACAGTCGAGGGCCTAGTGGACAACACGGGGGCACTGTATGCCTCCGGGAAGGATTTTGTTGGCTTCCAAACGCTCACCGCGAGCAATGAGGAAATCGACACAATCTACCAGATTGACAGTACCGGCACAGTAGTTCAGGTCAAGGATAACGCCGGAACAGCCGTGGCCGATACCTGGATCAAGCTGGGTGGCGTCTACGATCCTGGTGCCGAAGCCGACAAGAAGATGAAGTACTTCATCGACGGCGTGGAACTAGGTGATTCGGTGACCGATGCGATCATCACCGCCGGAACCGCCTTCCCGACCGATGAAGAAATGACGTTGGTTTTGCTGACCAAAAACGGTGATGTCGGCACAACTACTCACGAAGTCTACATGGATTGGTGGGCAATCGGAACCTATTCCGTTGATACATAACGTCCACCTCGCGTGGGCCTCCCGCCCCCGGCAGTCCGTAGTGACTGCTGGGGGCATTGTTGGATGCCGGCTTCCACGACCGAAGACGCGGCCGGGCTTGTGCCAACCGGACCATCTTAACCCCCGATGTAAAAGGGAAATTCGATGTCTAACGAAAACGTCATGCGGTTGTTCAATGATGCTGTTACTAACGGCCGAGTTCGCCCCAGACTGAATGTCATCGTCAAGACAGCCAGCTATACCGTCACATCAGGTGACTTTGGCTCGGTACTTACGACGCGCGGTGCTCAGGCCGCAGTTACGTTTACGCTGCCGGCAGCCTCGACGCAGAACAAGGGCGAGTGGATGTTGTTCGTCAACGTGGCCAACCAGAACATGATTATTGCCGGTGCCGATGAGGAGCTAGTTGTGTTCAATGACCTGACAGCCGATAGTATCGCGTTCCAAACCGGCAGCGAAAAAATCGGCGGGGCATTCCTGGCGATCTCGGACGGGACAAGCTGGACTGTGCAGCCACTTGCAACAGAGACACAAACAGTAACCGTTGCTTCGGCTTAACGCAAAGAAGCAGGGAGTGCCGGTTCTCTTTATGTCCGAAGACGCGGGCAGGCATGGTGCCAACCGGACCATCGTTAATCCAGATGTAAAAAGGAACTTTCAATGTCTTCTGAAAACATCATGCGGTTGTTCAATGATGCTGTTACTAACGGCCGAGTTCGCCCCAGACTGAATATCATCGTCAAGACAGCCAGCTATACCGTCACGTCGGGTGACTTTGGCTCGGTACTTACGACGCGCGGTGCTAGTGGCGAGGTGACGTTTACACTGCCCGCAGCTTCGTCTGTCAACAAAAACAACTGGGCGTTGTTTATCAACATCGCCGACGAGAACATGATCGTGGCCGGTGCCGATGAGGGGCTGGTTGTGTTCAATGACCTGACAGCCGACAGCATTGGTTTCGCGACGAACAGTGAGAAGATTGCTGGTGGGTTTTTGGCAATTTCGGATGGAACAAGCTGGCTGGTTCTGCCGATTGCGACGGAAACCCAGACTGTCAATGTTTTCACGGCTGCATCAACTTCACCTTCGGCTTCACCGTCGCCGTCGAGTTCACCGTCACCTTCGGCTTCGGTGTCAAGTTCGCCGTCGACCTCAGTATCTGGTTCACCTTCAACCTCACCTTCGGCTTCACCGTCACCGTCGAGTTCACCGTCACCTTCGGATTCACCATCGGCTTCGCCATCACCATCGACCTCACCTTCGGCTTCGCCTTCTGGTTCGCCATCGGATTCACCGTCAAGTTCGTCGTCGTAAACCGCCTTTGGCATGGGGTGGCAATGGACCGCCCCATGCCGTGGATGTTAGTACAATGAATGACTTGACCATCATCTACCTGACAGTCAATCAGATGCCGAAGTGCTGGGTGGAATTCCAGTTATCGCATCTTCGTCATGCAGCAGAGGGAAGGCCCATCATCTCAATTTCGCGAGAGCCGATGGACCTGGGGCACAACATCTTGCAAACTGGGCCGTTCGGGTACTGGAACATTTATCGGCAATTGTGTATCGGTGCAAAACTTGCCGAGACGCCTTATGTATCGCTGGCAGAAGACGATGTGCTGTATCCACCGCATCACTTCAGTGCCTTTCGTCCTCCTGCTGATTCTGTGTCGTACAATCGGGCAAGATGGTCCCTGTTTACTTGGGACCCGATCTACTGTCTCAGGCAGCGAGTGTGCAATTGCACGCTGATTGCTCCGCGAGCACTTCTGATTGAGGCACTTGAAGAACGGATGGCGAAACACCCAGACGGTGATTCTCTTCCGGATACCCATGTAGGCGAGGTTGGTCGTCCGAGAGTGGATCAGCGACTTAGGGTTAAGAGTCGCAAGAGCGTCGAATGGTGGTCGACTGCACCGGTTGTTCAGCTTAATCACTCAAGTGGAATTGATGTCAGGCAAAACCAACAGCGCAAGGAACACGGTCAACTCAGGGCGCACGACGTTCCTTACTGGGGTAAAGCCGTAGACATTGCCGCAAAATATCTCGGAAGGCCCGTAGAGGTTCCCAAGAAACACAAGGAAAAAACACTGCAATGAATCCACACGAATGTATTTCAGAGACGTTCAGTACCAAGGAACGTCGTGACAGTATGCCGCGATTGTTACGCCGAGGAACCAGGGATGATCTTGGAAAGGTCTTCAAGACCCTTGGATACCGGGATGGAGTAGAGGTGGGTACGAGGAAGGGCATTTTTGCCGAGATCCTTTGCCGTGCTCATCCCGACATGCACCTGCGATGTGTCGATCCGTGGATGGGATACAACAGCGTGAGTCAGAAACGCCAGAATCTCATCTATCCCGAAGCCGTAAAACGGTTGTCGAAGTACAACGCAACCATCATCCGCAAGACAAGTATGGACGCGGTTGCTGATTTCGAGGATAGGTCACTTGATTTCATTTACATCGACGGGAATCACAAGTTCGATTTCGTGATGCTGGATTTGATTCACTGGGTGCCCAAGATACGGAAGGGCGGGATTGTGTCGCTGCACGATTACAGGCCGGGACATTGGGCTGGTGTCGTGGAGGCAGTGGACGCCTACACGCGGTGCCATGATATTCGTCCGTGGTACGTGACCAGGGAAGGGGAGCCAACGGCATTATGGGTTCAAGGGTAGGTAGATGTTGCCAAGTATTGGAACACTGCAAGCTAAGGTTTGGGGTGACACTCGGTTACTCTATGCTGCCAACAACACACACTGCCACCTGATTAGATTTAGGAATGGAGGGTACTGCTCGAAGCACCGACACCAGCACAAGTGGAATCGCTTTGTCGTCCTCCAGGGGACGTTGATCGTCCGCATCTTTCGGAATGAGAAGATTCACGAGGAAACGACGGTACGAGAAGGCCAAATGACTGATGTGCCTCCGGGCGTTTGGCATCAGTTTGAGGCTTCAGAGGATGGCGAGGCGCTGGAATTCTATTGGGCCGAACTGGACGCAGAAGACATCGAGAGGAAGACGGAAGGAGGCATGGAGTGCGAAGCGTCGAGTCCGTAGAGCACCTGTGGAAATCACGCGCCAAGATCAGGCAGCGCAACAAGCGACGTCACGTAGAGAAGCTGCACAACACATTCCTGGAAGTGGTGGAGAATCTAGCAAGAGGCGAAGAGTACGATCCAGACCGGATGCGATCTTCGTCTTTTTTTCAATACATCCGTCGATACTACCAGCACTGGCAAGAGGAGCCGCTATCGGAAAGAGCCGACCGAGAAGTGCGGGAGCGAATGCAAGATGGAATCGACCTGTTTCACGACATCAAGCAGAGCGGTATGCGTGATCCGCTGGAGATGTTTATGCAAAGAGGCAGGCGGTATTTGGTTCTCGGTAACCGGCGGTTGGTGATCCTGCACGTTTTGGGCACGCCAGAGGCAGAAGTGTTGACCCACACGAGTTTTGACGCATACTGCAAATCCCAGGAAGCGAAAGCCAGATGAAGGTATTTGTGCTAAACGATACGTCTTCGGTCAAGCGGCGTGGGAGAACGCATGACCATGCTGGCTCAAATGCCACGATGCGGGAATTGTATTCACTGCTGGCTGGACACGAGATCGTTGGCAGGCATTACGCCGGGTCGAGGAAGATAAAGAGCACCATTGCTGACAGCGACTTGGTTATCTGCAATGGCGAAGGGACGATGCACCACGACCGCTGGCAGGTGCATCTCATTATGGATGCGTTGCGCGAGGCTCAGGAACGAGGGCAAAAGACGGCACTGGTGAATTCAGTATGGCACGAAAACGGCAGGCGATATGATGACGTGCTGGACCGATTGGATTTCTTGTCGTTCCGGGAGATAAACAGCCATGAGGCGTCTGGATGTCGTGGCAGGATATACCCGGACTTGGTGTTTGGCGGGGCATTTCTTTTGTCGCCGAAAAACAGAAGGTCGGAAATTTGCAAAGGCAACGATGTGGGAGGGATACTGAATTCGCTTCCGTACCGTCGCATCCCAGTGGAGGGTAGTTTCCAGGAGTGCATCGACCTGATGGCGGACTGCGCAGTGTACATTACGGGACAGTACCACGGCGTTATCTTGGCGATTATGACGAACACTCCATTTGTCGCCATACGGGGGAACACGCCGAAGATCGAAGGGTTGGTAAGAACTGCGGGGGTCAACATTGAGGTGTACGGGGACACGAATGACATGGGCGAACGTGTGGAGGCAGCCCGGAAGCGTCAAGACGCATTTGATGTCATTCATGCTTACTACAGGAATGTGTTACTGCTACAGACGTGTCCTGAATTTTTGGAATTGTTGGGACTTAAACATCGTGAATATGCCTGACACAAGGACAGCCAAATGAGAGTTTCCGTTATCATCCCAGTTCTCAACAGCCACGAAGTGGTACGAAGGCAGATTCTGCACTTCGAGAGGATGAACCTGCCGGATGATGTTGAGATCATCATTATG